ACATATGCTATGGAGAGGATTCTGGCGTGGAAACTTTTGCCACGCGGAATGATGGGCGTGATGACTTGGATGTATATCGAAGTGTTATACTGGTTTATGGCACTCAGTCCAGAAGCAATGACCTCTCAAGCGACAGCGCTAACTGCAACCGTGACGGGCGCCATGACAGGCGCCTTCGCCGTTTGGTTAGGGCATGAAAAGTAAATGCCTATAGAGCTTCAGTATTGGTTGGTGTTCATGGTCACGCTAAACACCTTTATAAACGTGATTGTGTTCTTTAGACATAGGTTTAAAGGCAATGCCAAGAGTTAGTGAAAATACTGAAGTAGCTCTGCCGCTACGGAATATCATCAGCATGATTGCTGGTGCATCCGTAGCCACATGGGCGTATTTTGGTATTATCGAGCGGCTCAATCAAATTGAGACAAACCAAACTATGATGGAAGCAGATGTGGTGCAGAACACAGACTTCCGTATTAAATGGCCCCGCGGCGAAATGGGTACACTGCCAGCCGATTCCGAACAATTTATGCTGATAGAGCATATAGCCTCAGAGTTGGAAAAACTAGCGACAGAGATAGAGGAAGGCCGCGCCCCATACGACCAGCAACAAAAGCTAACTTTAGAGTTTTACGAAAAGCGCATAGATAACCTAGAGCAGCAGATAGAAAAGCTTAAAGACGAACAAATGGAAATGACGCACAACAAGTTGGGAAGTAATGGTCACTGAACTTACATTTGTATTGTTGTTAGTCGTCTCCGGGGCGAGGTTAGAATTTACGCCTTATGACAACCTCTCTGAATGTCTTTCTACAAAGCGGAAAATTGAGCGTAATGTCGGTCGTTACCAAAAGGATTTTAACAAGCGATGGACTTGCAAAGAGATGACAGTTAAAATGCAAGACGGGGCTATAGTAGAAATAGTTAAATAGCCGGAGGGTTTGTTTGGAGTAAAAAATGGACCCCGCGTCAGCGATTGCAATAGCGACCACAAGCTTTTCTGTTATCAAGAAAGGCTTTTCTTTATCCAAAGACGCCTATTCTATGGCCTCTGATATTGGCAAGTTTATGGATGCCATAGATTCTGTCAAAAATGTTCACAAAGAAGAAAAGAAAAAATATGGTAGCGTGGGAGAAGAGGCGCTTTCCAGCTTTATGGCGCACAAAAAAGCCCAAGAAATGGAAAACGAGCTTAGAAACTTCTTGATTGCGAATTACGGCTTTAACGCTTGGCAAGATATATTGAGGATACAGGCCAAGATAAGGAAAGACAGAATAGCAGAGAAGAAAAGAAAATTAGCGCAAATAAAACTAATTATTGAAATATCTTTCGCTTCTCTCGCGGTTTTGTTAGGCTTGCTTGCAGTTTATTTGTTTGCTATGTATTTAAAATCGTAGGAGGTTCTTATGTTACAAGCCTTGATAGGCCCAGCCACTGAAATAATTGGGAAGTTCATTGAGGACAAAGACCAAAAAAATAAATTGGCGCATGAAATCGCCACTATGGCGGAAAAACATGCTCAAGAGCTGGCAAAAGGCCAAATGGCTATTAACGCTGAAGAGGCGAAGCACCGAAACATCTTTGTAGCTGGCTGGCGCCCTTTTATTGGCTGGACATGCGGTATTGCGTTATTCGCGCACTTTATTTTATTTCCGTTAGCCGATGTAATTACCGCGTATCTTGGATATGCCCCCGTTTCATACCCTGCTTTTGATATGGACAGCTTAATGACTATATTGTTAGGCATGTTAGGTCTTGGTGGTATGCGTAGCTTTGAAAAGTACAAAAAACTAACTAAATAATCTACGCCTGGAGGGGCTATGGACGCAATAGCATTAACCGAACATTTATTAAAGAACATACGGCAGCAGAAGGATGACTATGCAACTATGCTGTCGAATGGTGCGGTAGATAATATGGAAAACTACCGCTTCATAGTGGGTCAAATACGCGGACTGACTTACTGTGAAGATGAAATAAGAGCCGCGATGAGAGGGGTCATTGAAGATGGCTAAAAAACTATTCGTGCCCGATAGGGTTGCGGCAAACATGAAGTCTGATGCGCCACAGACTGAAATACCAAAGGCGGTGCAGAAAGCTCTTCCGAAAGAAGAGGAAAACAAGAATACAGAAAACCCATCTCAGATGGATGCTTCTGCCCTAGAAAGATTGCCAGACCCTGTCGGCTATCGCCTTCTTGTTATTCCATACTACCCACCAGCAAAAACAAAAGGCGGCATTTACATACCAGATGCTACTCGTGATAGAGAGGCGTTTGCCACTGTTGCTGCCTATGTTGTTAAAGTTGGCCCAGATGCTTACAAAGACCAAGACAAGTTCCCTTCTGGCGCTTGGGCATCTGAGAAGTCTTGGGTTCTTATGGGAAGATATGCTGGAAATAGGTTCAAAGTGGATGGACTTGAGGTAAGACTCATAAATGACGATAATATTATCGCCACTATACTTGACCCAGCAGATATCTCATATGTATAAATATACTGGAGGCAACCTATGGAAGAAATAATGAACGCAGAAGCAGAGGCAGAAGAAAATTTCACATTTGATGTGGAGGATTCTGATACTTTTGAAGAAGTGAAAGAAGAAAAACCCGAACAAATGTTCGGCTCTTCTGAATCTTCAGAAAATGAAGGGGCGACTGATGATGACCTTGAGAGCTACAGTGGCAATGTTCAAAAGCGAATCAATCAGCTAACAGCTAAGAGAAAGCAGGCTTTGGAAGAGGCTGAAGCTGCATATCAGTATGCAGAGCAGGTAAAAGCGCAGAATGAACAGATGCGTAAGAAGCTTGCAGAGCTTGACCAAGGCTACACCAATGAATATGGCGCTCGTGTTGAGTCACAGTATGAGCAAGCTAAGAAGCTTCTTAGAGAAGCTCGTGAAATTGGCGATATGGACAAAGAGATTGAGGCGCAAGACCTTATATCTCGTTTAGCCATCGAAAAAGAGCGTGTTCGTGTTCAAAAGGCTCGCGCAGAACAGCAAATAGAACAGCCTGTTCCGCAAGAACCCCAGCGCCAGCAAGTTCCGCGAGTTCAGGACTTAGACCAAAAGCTTCAGTCTTGGCTTGGAAAGAACGATAGCTGGTTCAACAAAGATATGGTTATGACGCGAGGGGCGCAGGCCATTCACGAGCAGCTAGTAGGGTCTGAGGGTTTTGACCCAACAAGTGATGAATATTATGCGGAAATTGACAAGCGTATGCGTCAAGAATTCCCGCACAAGTTTCAGGCGCAGCGGCAAAACGCCCAAACTGTTGCACCTGCGTCCTCTGGACGGTCTGTGAAATCAGGGCGGAAAAAAACGGTGGAATTAACACCAGGTCAAGTGGCTTTCGCTAAGAAGATGAATATTCCTCTTGAGCGGTATGCAAAAGAAGTCGCAAAACTAGACACAAGGAGTGCATAATGGTTGACCGCGCGAGCCGGGATTCGCAAACCCGTGAAAAAACAGCGAGAGTAGAAGCGTGGCGTCCACCATCAACCCTTGAAGCTCCCGAAGCTCCTGTCGGCTTTAAACACCGCTGGATTCGTGAGTCAGTCATGGAATACGATGACCGCAACAACGTCCATAAGCGCCGCCGTGAAGGTTGGGAGCTTGTACGGGCGGAAGATTACCCTGATTTCGATGCACCTGTCATTGACGAAGGTAAAAACGCTGGCGTAATCGGCGTAGGTGGTTTGGTTCTTGCCAGAATACCTGAAGAGATTGTGGAACAGCGTGACGCACATTACCGTAGTGTCACAGAAAATCAAATGGAAGCTGTGGACAGAGATTGGATGCGGGAGTCAAATGCCGCAATGCCAAAGCTGAACCCGCAGCGTTCAAGTTCAGTAACTTTTGGCTCAAGAGGTCAAAAATAAACTCGTAAGGAGAGTTCAAGATGGCAAATAAAGATGCTGCCTTTGGTCTGCGCCCAGCGCGGATGATGAACGGCTCTGCCTTTATGAACCAACAGAACCGCTATCGCATTGCCAACAACTACGCGACTGCAATTTTCCAGGGTGACTTAGTGGAAACACTGACCGCCGGGACAATTGGGGTTAAAGCTGCTGGCGAAACAGATGCTGTTCTGGGTGTGTTCAACGGCTGCCGTTACACTGACCCTGTTTCTGGTAAGGAAACATTCTCAAACTACTACCCTGGCTCAATCGCGGCTGCTGACATTGAAGCATTCGTAATTGATGCGCCAGATGTAGTGTATGAGATTCAGGCTGATGACACATTCCCTGTCACAGACCTGTTCGGTAACTTTGACATTGTTGTTGGCACAGGCGACACAAAATCAGGTATGTCTCGCACAGAACTGGATGTGACAACTGGTGCGGTTACAACAACACTTCCGCTGAAAGCAATCGACATTTCTCAGGACCCTGAGAATAGCGATACTAGCAGCGCAAACACCAATGTCATGGTTGTTATCAATAACCACGTTCTGAGCGGCGGCACCGCTGGCTTGGCATAAGGAGACTAGATAATGGCTATTTCAAGAGCACAGCTAGTTAAAGAACTAGAGCCAGGCCTGAACGCCCTGTTCGGCATGGAATATGACCGCTATGACGCGGAACACGCTGAAATCTACGACACCGAATCATCAGACCGTGCGTTTGAAGAAGAGGTAATGTTGGTCGGTTTCGGTAACGCCCAAACCAAACAAGAAGGCGCAGGCGTATCTTTCGACAATGCTTCAGAAGCATACACAGCTCGTTACACCCATGAGACAATCTCATTGGCATTCGCGCTGACTGAAGAAGCAATGGAAGATAACCTGTATGACCGTCTTGGCGCACGCTACACCCGTGCGTTGGCACGTTCAATGGCACACACCAAGCAAGTTAAAGCTGCCGCAACGCTGAATAATGCGTTTGACAGCAACTTCGCTGGTGGCGATGGTAAAGAGCTTTGTGCAACTGACCACCCGCTTGCTGGTGGTGGCACATTCCGCAACGAGCCATCAACTGCTGCTGACCTAAACGAAACTTCACTTGAGAATGCTCTGATTGACATCTCAACTTTCGTTGACGAGCGTAACTTGATTATCGCCCTGCGCGGTACCAAGCTTATCGTTCCACCACAGCTTC